ATTGCTTTTTCCATTTGTCTTTGCGTTTGACTAGCCTGATATCTTGTCATTGTTGTATTGTTGTATTTTACTGTTTCATTTTGCCATTCTTTTAATTGTTGTTCTGTATATGTTCTAGATGAACCTTTGAAATAAGGCATCCAATCATGTCTACAATTTACACCTTTAAATCCTATTGCAGTTCCATAACCTATATCTTTTAAACTTAAATAACCTTTTTGACCACTTAAACTTACAATTTTCCCCTGCCATGATGCGTGTTCTGGTCTTGCTCCACCATGTGCAGATATCTCCATCAAATCCCATCCTAATTCTAATGCTCTCATCTCTTGTAATTTTCCGCAAGTTTGATTTACTCCTGTTATGATATTCATTCTTGCAGCACTTTCTATTGATGTTTTGTGTCCGGAAGGATAAACAACTGTTGCCCCTTTGCTACTTATTTCATCAACCGCATTTAATATTGATTGTGAATAACTTTTTACTCCTGTTGATACTTCCATATATGCTTGATTCATTGCATTTAAGAAATCAAGTTGACTTGTATTTGCTGTTGACATTACTAAATTATTTAAATTATTATTTGTTTTTTCTGCAGATGCAATAAGTAAGTCCATCATTGACTTGTCTTGTTTAATTTTTATTGGATTTAGTCCTGCTTTTTTATAAACCTCATCGTCAATTTTTATGGATGTTGCTCCTGCATTTTCAAATATTTTTAATGTATCTTCATAACTAGATTTATTGTACTTTGCAACTAAATCAACAATGTCTGTATATAGCATTCCCATTTCCTGTGCAATCATAATGTCATTTTTGGCGACTGTATTTGCATATCCTACATTAGCTATTCTTTCTGCTATTTCCTGTATAATATCAAGTTCCAAATTGTTATATACATTCATTGCTTGTTTTTCTATTTTTTCTAAATAATCAGGAGGTAACATATATTATTCCTCCTTCTTTTCTTTTTTGTCCTCATTTTCTTTTTTTGGTGGCTTTGGATCTTCTTCTGTTGGGAAACCAAATACTTCTTGATTTGTCATTTTTTCATCGTTTATTTCCTGCAATTCTTTTTCTGCTTGTTTTTCTGTTAGTCCTTCATGTTTCATCAAATATGCTTTTTTACTCTTTAAACCTTGTTGTACTTCCATTAAATCAAGTGTTCTTTCTGCATTTTTATCAACTATTATAGAATCATCAGGTGTTATTGCTATATCTGATGCATCTATTCCCTCAATATGACATATTGCTCTAACTAAATCGTAAACAACATCATTTACATTTATTAAATGGTGTGTTCTAGTTCTAAAAGCCTCACTATTTTCTGATATTACTTCTGTTGCAGTTTTTGTTGAAACCCCATCAAATTTATAAAAATTGCTACCTAAACCTACATTAGAAGATAGCCAATTTAAATCTGCATTTATTGCATCAACATGGTCTTGTGTTCTTAATGTAAAGTCAATTTCTTTTGCCGGTTGTTTTTCCATTCCTTCAATAGCAACATATACTTGATCTTCTGTATCAAAATATTGAACATAGTCAACTTTTCCATCTTTATTAGGAACTGCCTTCGCTTTTAATGTCGTATTATCTACTAATATTCTTTTTCTTCCTAATTTAAACTCTTGCATGAAACTATCATATTTCATATCAATTGCCTTAAATCTATCAATAGAATTTGCGAATAATGATATTCCTAAAGGACTTGCCATATCTAAATTATTTGCAAGATTTGGTTTTAATATCTGAAAATATGGGACATCAGTTTCTATTTCTTCGGATTCTTTTATATTAGGATAATATGTTTTGAAATCTAGTTCCTTCCCTAATTCTTTCTCATTTGTTGATTTATATAATTCATGCTTTCTTATGTATTTTCCATCCTCATATTCATGGTATGTTAAATGTGTATAATATAATGTTTGTTCTTTTTTTCCATCTTCGGCTTGCTCTATCTCTGAATATCTCGAAACTGTTATTAATCCATAAATATATGAGTTGGTATATTTATAAGGGATGAATAAATCTCCTGTAACATAATCAATTGTTGTTTGTCCATTATCTTTATATTCAATTAATGCACCATTTCCTAATGCAAGTGCTTGTTCAATAAATATAGGAAAATTTGTTGTGAAATTATTGACTTTATTATCTAAAATAGCCCATAATTTTTTACTATTTTCGTTTGTTTTCAATTTTATTTGTGTTTTTTCTGTCCATAATAATTTTGCCATATCTTCACACAATTTTTTTGCCATATTCATTGTTAATCTTTCTAATTTTGTTGTAGTTCCATTAGCAAGTCTAGCAGTATAATGATGAAAATCTGCAACATCTCCACTAATAATACCAATGCGAATTTCTAACTTTTCATGTTCTTTTGCAAAATCAGAAATAACCTTAATTGGTTCTAGAAGAAGTATAAGCATAACTTTGTGAATGAGTATTATAATATCTTTCATCTACTGGCAAGTCTTTTTCTGTCTTGTCTGGTATTGGTTTACCGCTTTCTATTGATTTTGGTAACCATTGATAATTTTCGTTTTCTTTTTTAAATATTTGGTTATTATTATTTAAAACAACTCTAAATTTTTTTTGAGCAATAAAATCTTGTGAATAGTCAACTAATTTTTCTTTGTTTGTTCCTTTATCTACTGGATTCAATCTTACACCGAAATCTTTATAATATTGATTTCTTAATGCACCCTCAGCAGAGTCTATTGTTTCTCTGTCCGTAATTGTTTTATATTCCTTTGTCATTTTTATTTTAAAATTAAATAAATCAGCACTTAATTCGCTTGGTGCTTTTTTTACTGGCTTTTCATTTGGAGAATAATAGTAAGTATCTAACAAATACCAATATCCATCATCTCCTAGTCCATAACACCCACAAGCAGTTGCTGATGTTTGATGTCCACTATCTATTGAAAAATCCATATAAATAATTTCAATTTTATTTTCAATAATATAGTTTTCATTTACATATTCAATTAAATCAGGATTAAATATTAGTCCTTCTAATCCTATTACTTGACCTAACCAAATCCAATTATATCTTTTTTCATCGTTCTTCTTTAGATTTTCTGCCTCTTTGATTGCGATTTTACCAACCCATTCCGGATTAACTGTTCTGTAATCACTATGACTAACTAAATATTCAGGATCTTTTCTTTTTTTATCTGCCCATTTATTTACCCAATCGAATTTATTTTTTGGTGGATTATATGAATATAAAGCCATGAACCAATCATTGTTACCACGAGTAAATGTTGCTTTTATTTGTTCTATTGTTTCTTCATCTTTAAAGTTAGTTAACTCCTCGAACCATATAATTTTAATTAATTTCTTTTCATCAATAGTTCCTTTTATTGTTTCAAAGTCATCGCCTCCGGCAAAGTATATTTTATTTTCATTTTTAAAAAATGTAATTTCCATTGGAGAAACTGTTGCTTTATAATCTAATCCTTCAACAAGACCTAGTCTATGGCAGGCTCTTTTTATTTCTCTGAATACAGATTTTCGTAAATCTATTTGATGATTTCTCATACAAACTGCCGAACAATTATCTTCATTTAAACAATTATAAACAATTTTTATTGCTATCATTGATGTTTTAGTTGAGTTTCTACCACCCTCGTATATTTGATTTGTTTTTCTTGAATTAAATGTTGGTATAAAATGCGGTGCTATTATATCTCTAATACTAACTTTACTCATTTTGCATCACATCCAATTCATCATTGTATGGTAGATCATTTATTATTTCAATTCGTTCTGTATTTGTTCGTGGTTTATTTGCATCATCTTTTGACTTTTCATAATTAAATCGTTTTTCTTCAAATTCTATTTTATGTAATGAATCAACCGTTCTTCTTTTTGCCTCTTGTACTTTAGTCAAAGCCTGTTCAAATCTAATTATTAATAATTGTGTATTCTCTGCCTCTGTTGATGTTAATGTTCCTGCTTTTGACATTTTCATTATTGTCATATCTTTACTTTCTTTTAGTTCTTCTATTTTTTTTAACATTCTATATTCTCTGACTTTTAATATCTTTATTTCATCTTCTAATGCTTTCTTTTTACTTTTTATTGGTTCATTAAATAACTCTAATTCATCAGGAGAAAAGCAACTGTCAAATTTTGAATAAGCACCTGTTACTACTGCATTTTTATTATTTCTTGTTCCATGTCCGCCTTTGTTTCCTTTTGTGCCTTTTTTTTCTCGTTTTTTCCAATTATTTTTTGAAATCTGATAATTTAATTGTCCCATTGTGATATGGTGTTTTGTGATTATATCTTTTTTTAGCATTCCGGAATTATAATCTTTTTCTATATCTTCTATATTCACATTGATTCACCACATCCTTTCTAATTATTGTAATTTTGCTTTTTCTCCTGTCAATTTTTCCCACCTTTTAACTATAACATCGCAATATTTTGGATCTAATTCCATTGTAAAACATATTCTATTAGTTTGTTCTGCAGCAATTAAAGTTGAACCACTACCACCAAACAAATCAAGTATTAATTGATTTTCTTTGCTCGAATTTTTTATTAAATATACAAGCAAATCAACTGGTTTCATAGTTGGATGTTCTTCATTCTTATTTGGTTTGTCAAATTCTAAAAGTGTACTTTGACTTCTATCTTTTATAAAATAATGAGCTGCACCTTCCTTCCATCCGTATAAAATAGGTTCGTGTTGCCATTGATAATCTTGTCTACCCATAACAAATTTATTTTTTGCCCATATTAAGCATTCTGCTAATTTAAACCCAACTGACTTAAATGCGTTTCTAAAATTTAACCCTTCTGTATCCGCATGAAAGACATAAATAGGACATCCACACTTTGCTACTTCAAACATATTTCTAAATGAATCTAATAGGAAATTATAAAATTCTGTTTCCGTTAGATTATCATTTTCAATTTTTAATTTATCCTTTGTTCCACCTTCATAATTAACATTATATGGTGGATCAGTTAATATCAAATCTGCTTGTTCTTTTTGCATTAATTTTTCAACATTGACTTTTTGTGTGCTATCTCCGGCACATTAAACGATGCTTTCCTAAAATCCAAATATCTCCTAATTTTGTAATTGGTTCTTCTAT